GTAGCTCCAGCAGTAGCACTTTCTGCGAGATACTTGCGGGTATTCTCTAGAGTAGTTGCCATTACTGAACGCTTGTTACCTTGTAGACCTTCTAATAGGGCCTCTTTGGTCTCCGACCAGCGTGACTCGAGTAATTGTGACATAGTAGTTCTCCTTAAACTTTTAGTCCCGCAAGCCTGCGGATGTCAAAAATTTCAGCAGTTTTTTCTTCACTGCTAAATTGTTGTGCCTGTTTCTTATCGCCTGTAATTTCTTTGCCTTCGGTCAACGCTTTCTTAACTGGAGTATTACCGCCGTTCATTACTGAAGGAATATACTTGTCATAAGCATTTCTTAATTTGTCTGTTTGAACTGATTCTAACAGTTCACGCATAACTACTTTCTTGTCGCCGGATAATGGGTTTAGCAATTCGCTCATAACTTCTTTGCGTGCCATTGTGTCCTTTGCCATGCGTAATTGTGCATCACGACTTTCTACTAACTTTTGTGTATCTGCAACGATCTTTGCTGCTTCTTCTAATTCTTGTTCTCTTTGAACAAGCACTTTTAGAAGTTTAGCTGTCTCTGATTTCTCATTAAGATGGCTAGCTGCATACTCGCTTGCAAAACTTTCGAATATTCTGCGACCAAAATCATTTCTGCGGGCTGCTTCAATGTCTTCTTTCAATTGTTTCATTTCAGACTTCAGTCCTTTAGAGACTGTTTCTTCGATGATTTGACTTGAACGAGCAATGAATTCTTTCTTGATAGCTTCAAACTTAGCTTTGCTTTCGCGAACCAATTTAACTTTGGTTTCAGCTAGGTCTTTCTTATCGCTGTGGAATTCTGCGATTTCTTTCGCCAGTGCGTCCACAATAAAGGATTCTAATTGACTAACATTTCCTGCTACCTTTGAACGGTCTTCGTGTAGTTCGCCGATCTCTTTACGCAGATTATTCATGATAAAAGATTCCATTGTGGCGGAATCTTGATTCATTTTTTCTGCATAACGAGCTCTTGCTTCAATAAGTCCCTGACGGTCTTCGGCTAGTTCACCTAATTCAGCTGACAAGCGGTCAGCTAACATAGATTCAACAGCTTCTACCAATGAGGATTTATCGTGCTCATATTTCTGAGCAAATTCTTCACGTAGCATTGCAGTGACTTGTTCACGGTTTTCTTCGATTCTGCCTTGCCAGGCAGACTCAATTTCCGATTTCATATCTTCGGAAATCACATTGTCTTCAAACAATTTTTTAACGAAATCTAGCATGTGATTCTCCTACTGTTATTTGAGACCCTTGATGATCTTCACCAAGCTCTCTGCTATGTATTTCTGTGCCTTTGGGTCGCCTTGAACTTCTCTTGATATGTTTAATGCCTTGTTTCCACCTAATGTATTCATTAAATGTTCGTATACTGGAGTTGGGTATGCTCCCGGGGCGCTGGGTTGTGCTACAACATCCACTGTGATAATTTCAAAACCTTGTACGTTCCCGGATCCATCTACTTCACCAGAACCTCTGCTTGAAACTCCCAACTTGACTCCTGCTTCCAACATGGACTGAATTAACTGCCCCATTGGAGTTGGGAGTATTTTTAGTTTTCCGTAGCCGTTAGGACCATCCATCCACATCTTGGTAATCATATGACTAACTCGATCTAGATTGATTTTTAAATCCTGTGGGTGATCAACTTCTCCTAGTACGGAGTATCCGCCAGAGATTTGTTCGTTAAGCGTTTTGACAGCCTTGCCAATCTCTTGCGAAGAATATATACGTTGATTTGCATTACGGATATCACCCTGAATGCAAATCCCGTTTAGATGCAGTGACTTCTTGCCACCGACATCCTCGCTCTCCAATACAATCTTGGCCTGGTCGAAACTCAAATGTTCACTAAGAGTATGCTTCACCTTGTCGTCCTATTACCTACGACCACGGAAAAGACCTGCGGCGCCTTTGTCTGCAGATTCTTTAGAACCAGCTTTCTCGGCACCGTGTCCTGGTTCTTTAGTAGAGAATGCATTACCATTCTTAGCACCAGGAGTATTTACATTACCACCGTCTTGTAACTGTGGCTTACCTTTTGATAGGCCTGAACCTTTTAGGTCACCGGACATACCTTGTTGGCCAGCATCGCTGCCGTTCTTGCCGCCTAGGATGTTGGCTGCTGTGCCGCCCATGTCGTTCTTGCTGAACTTTAGACCACCTGCAGAACCGTCAGCTTTTTCGCCTTGGCCTTTCTTTTCTGCGCCGTGACCTGCTGGAACTTTCTCAACATATTCACGAACTGTTGCTAGATCAAAACCGTCTTTCATTTCTTCTTCGTCACCGCCCATGTCGTCACCGCCCATGTCGTCACCGTTCATTGCATCAAACTTAGCTTGTAGTTCGTCAACAATAGCGTCTAGATCTTGAAATAGTTCTTCTGGGGCTTTGTCAGCAAATTCGTCATTGCCTTCTTCGTCTGGACCCATTTCACCGGCTAGATCATCAGTTGGGTCTCCACCCATATCTGGCATTTCGTCATCACCTTCGTAGGCAATGTCTTCAAAGTTTTCTTCTAGGTCGTCTTCACCTTCTTCTTTTTCTTCTTCAGAAGCTTCGTCGACTTCTTCTTCCTCTTCGTCGTCCATTTCAGCTTCGATTAGTTGCTCATAGATTTCGCGAGATTTAGCTACCACATACTCGTGGAATAGTTCTTCTGCTTTTTGTTTGTCGTCGTTGACCAGATGTCCAAGCATCTGCTCAAGAATATTTTTATCTGCCATAGCGTATTCTCCTTGATTGTTAGGCTGTAAGTTATTTACTACGCATTTAAAAAAATGGTGTTAAATGATAGTTTTTTGATGATTTTCGGTAGTATAAGTACTACCCTTGAACTTTTGTTCAAAGTTGTCGTAGGTGATGTGCTGAAGGTTGGGAATGCCTTGTAGCTTGTCTGGAACAAATTGTCCTGGCTCCATCACTCTAAAGAAGTTTATATTCTTGAATTCTTTAACAGTTTTTTCTGTTTGGCTCAACCAGTTGCCAAAGAATGTTGCAGCGTCATTACTCTTTTTGTAGTTAAAAGTATCTGCATACACATTATTAAACTTGCCTTCTAGCCCTTGATAGTCAAATCCAAAGATGTAAATTTGTGAATATGCTTGTTGACAGGCAAACCATAATGCTGTAGGGCCGCTACTCCAACCCTTGTGCGGGCTAAAGAAGTTTACATGGCTCTTGCTGGTAATGCCTTTGTTGGGGTTTGTCCAAACTTGATGATCTTTATGGTAGCCTGCGGCAATAATTTCATTGACCATTTTGGTATCAACAGCAATTAAATAATCGGGTTCAAACTCTCTGTATAGGGCATTGCACCCATAGACAGTTCCACGATTTTTTATTTCGTTTAGGTTTAGGTTTTTTCTGCTTGTTCCGTTGCCTAATACAAAGGCAACATTATGCGGCTGGTTGTTCTGCTTCAACTTTTGTACCATACATCTGTTTAATAAAACCGCGCTCGGACTCTGTTTCAAACTCATGCGCTTCGGTTTGATGTCTTAGCTGGTTGATTTGACGAAGTGTAAGTTTGATCTTACGAGTATCGTCCTTTTCTAATACAGATTTGTCGCGAGAGGCATCATAGCGACGATCATTGGCAAAATCGTTGTGATTGTCATTAAAATAAAAAAACTCTCTTAAAAGCATATCTGTATTTATATCTTTAGACTGCTGGAGCGGGTGCAGGTGCAGCCTCTCCTTCTGCAGGTACTGCGCCAGCTTCTGCTGCTGCGGCCATGCCTGGATCAGCATCAGGCTCTTGAGCTTCAGCACCCATGCCGCCCGGTGTAATGCCTACTGAGCGCATAGCTCCTGGAGCATCCATAGGAGCAGCTAGGTTGTCGCCTTGCTCTTCTCTCCATAGGCGTTCGTTTTCTTTGATCTCTTCTTCTGTGAGTCCTAAGAAACGCTTGAGTGCAAAACGCTTGCTCAGGTGTGGCAATTCTTGCAGTGTGGCAAATGTAGCTGCACGGGCAGTATCCATTTCTGCTTGACGATAAGCGGCAAAGTTTTGAGGAGTGTTAAACTTCAACTCAAACAAACTTGAGTCAATATTGATACCTTGATTCTGTAACCAAAGTTTAAATTCTAAGTCAAATGTTTCTACAATGTTGCTTTGTAATCGTTTGCAGTATTCGTTAAAACGCAGTTCTTGGATATATGCAGTACCAACTTTTCCGTCTGCAATAGTGTTGGCTGCTTCATCAATGCCTGTTGGCAAATAGGCTGCTGGTATTCTTAGCGCACGGAATAGCTTGTTGGTAAAATAACGCAAGTCTGTAATTTCACCTAGATTAGTTCCGCCTGGTAAAGTTTCAACTTTTGATCCACGACCTTCTGCTGTCTGCGGAAAGAAGTAGTCTTCCGATACAGATAACGGATTGTAGCTAGCATCAACCATGTTTTGCCCGCCACCAGTTGAGCTAGGAATACGGCGTTGATGGATTTCATTTTTAACACGCTCAACGAACGCCATGGCCATGTGTGCTGGCATGTTACCTACATCCACATAGAATATTCTACGCTCAGGAGCTCGTTGTATACGATAGATAATGATCGCATCTTCAAGCAATTCTTTCTGTTTGTAGACTTTAAACACACTTTCTAACAAGCTGTTGCCAAATGGATAGTTGTTGTCTAGGCCTTCGCTTAATGAAATATGTACAACATTTTTAGCATCAATCGTGACTTCATTAGTTTGATTATGAAATCTTGTACCCGGAGGTTGTGCTGCTCCACCAACCATTCCTCTACCTTGACTGCCGCCACTTGTGTAAGAACTAGTGCCGCTAGGTGCTGTGTTAGTTGTACCGTGTGGAGTTACTGCTACTAAGTTCTTGAAATTAAAGTTAATATCACGGATAACATACTGTTCAGGAATTTTACCTTCACTTTCGTTTACAATAATTTTTGTAACCTTGGCTGCATCAACATACAACCACTTCTGTGTTTCTGGATCTCTAACAAAGAAACAGTCACCGTATTTGAATGTGTTACGAATAATACGGAAGATGCGTGTTTCGAACTGCTGTTGTTTGGTCCACTTCTGTAGGCTTTCTTTGATCAGCTTTACTTCGGTTGCTGTTGGTTGTCCACGAAAGAATGTGTTAAACGGTGTAGCGTTTTCTTTGTCTTTCTGTGTGCAAAATTCTGTAAGGATATCCAAGGCAGCATTCACTTCTGAATCCATATCCATTGTGTCATATTGCATATAACGCTCGACACGATTCGGACTGCCAGCATAGACATCAGGTAGGAACGAACTGTAGTTTGCTCGTGCAGGACCTGGGCGACCGCCATTGCCCATTGGGCTCATAGACTTTCTATTGTCAAGATCTACAGGAGTAAAGTATTTTTTCCAGCTCATTTATAGTTCCATTTTTTTAAGCAAACAAGTCGCCGCTTAGGCTGCTTTGTACACTTAATTGTTTTTCGTTTAAGTCTGCTGTTCTCTTGCTAATTGCAATTAATTCAGCTAGTGCTGTATTTAAGTCAGATGACCCGGATAGCGCACCTTCTTGGCTTGAAGGTCCAGTCATTGCCATAGCTTCTTCTTGTTTGAGTTTTTCTCTATATTCGGCTTGCTGTTTTTCCAATTCGGCTTTTTCTGCTGCGGCTTTTTCGGCTTGAGCGATTATTTCAGATTTAGGAGTTTCAAAAGAAGTAGAAGGGCTCATATTCTTGGCCATTGCCACAAATGACTTACTTGCATCTGTATCAAACATTCCTCTTGTTTTAACTATTTCTTCACCAGGACTTAGACTGTCTTTAGCAGGTACTTGCCCTAATGGAGTCTTTATCTGTATTCCGCTAGACATAACAGATTGAAATGGTTTAATTCCTTTATTGATCAATTCTTGGAATGCCATCGTAGTAGGAGTAATGCCGTCTCTAATTAGACTCTGTAGAGTTTCTTCACGCTTAGGTTCAGCTGCTGTTGCTGGAGTTTGTGTTTTGTCAGTTCTTCTTGGATCATTTGCGGCTGCGTCTGTTCTAGCTTTGGCAGCATCTTCGGGTTTAGGAACGCTTGCCATTGCACTCGGTGGTGCGGTAGTTCTACCTTCACCTCCTTTGGCCATTGCTGTCATATCAGTACCAAACAGTTTAACTCCTTTCTTTTCTTTCTTTGCAAAGTACTCTTCTGGATCTGTTAGGGTAACACCTTTACCTCCTTGTGATTCGGAAATCATTAGTTTGCCAGTCTTAGGATCTTTAACTGTTTGAGTAATGTGATCAATACCTTTGTGACGACCAGCGTCCCAACCTTTTTCGCCGTTGTCTTCACCAATCAACATACCTTCTTTAAGATTGGCTCTAATATTTTTACTACCTTCAAGCATACCGCCACCAGCTGCTGATACATTTTTAATAATGTCGGCAGCACTGCCTTGGAATGCTTTCTTGGCTTCTTTACCATAGATTTCTTTACCAGCTTCCTTGTTGATAGAATTCATCATGTTGGTATTAATATTAGCAATCCAACCCGAACAGTCAATAGCTCCTGTCTTAAGATCTTTAGATCCAAATCCGTACTTGATACCTTTGTTCATGGCATCTTGTGTCTGTTGATATAGATTTCCAACTCCTTCAGTAACAGCAGCTTTATCAACTGTTGGGGTAGCTATTGCAGTTGATGTTGCAGTTGTTGTTCCTGCGCTAGGAGGAGAACCTGTTGCAACTGCACCTGGATCTTTACCTTGTTTTGCCAACGCCATTCTTTCTTTGGCTTTGTTAACTGTGTCATCTGCTGCTTCATTTGCTTTGGTAGTTTTACTCAGTCTCTCTTCAGCAGCCTTTATTCTTTCCGCAGCGGCTTTGCGTTCCATATCGTTAGTAGCTTTTCCACTCTGTTCAACTGCTTTTGCCATCTCTTGGCTGGCTAGGGCAAGATCACTACGAGCCTTTTCTTTATCGTCAAGTGCTTTAGCTTCTTGTGTTAATGCTGATTTTTGCTGATTAGCAAAAGTCTTAAGCATCTGAATAGGGTCACTCTTATCTACAGTAACACCTTTGGCTTCTTCTGCTGCGGCTTTTTCTCTTTCTTCTTTTTTATCAATTGCGCTAAGTTCAGCATTTTCTTTATTCTTAATTGCATCTTGCTCGCGTCTTGATTTACGAGCTTCCCTGTCTTCGGCTCGTTTAGCTGCTTTAGCTTTATCAGCATTTTCTTGATTCATTGCAGCATCTTTAGCTGCTTTTTCATCTGCAAGTTTTTTGGCTTCAGCATCTGCCTCTGCTTGAAGATTTGCTTTCCTTCTTGCAGCCATGTCTTGTTCTAACTTTGCTCGTTCGTCTTCGTTGGCTTTTAATTCTTTTCCAACTTCTTCTATTTCTTTCTTGAAACTTACTCCTGGAATTAAATCTAATATTTTAAAAATTGTCATTTTGTAATATAACAATGTAGTTTCAATCATACTCTTTGCCCACTTAAAGGCATCACCAAGTATTGATAAATCTCCGCCCATTTTCTTGAAGCCATATGCTAACAAGCCAACCGCGGTGACAACCGCAAGAATAGGAAGATTCATTAATAAGAATCCAGCAGTTGTTAGCAATAACTGTGCCGCCAATTTTAATAGACCGAGTGCGCCCGATGCTAATCCCATTACAAAACTACCAAGAGGAGCCAAACTAGCTAATACTCCTGCACCCCATGCAACCAGTTTAGCAACTAGCACTGTACCCATCAATACGCCAAATCCTATTAAAACTTCATGTAAGTTGTCTTCAATAAAGTCGCTGATAAACTGG